GACACGCGATGAACTAAAAAAGGTAAGCGCAGACCCTACAGCGACTATGGCACAATTAGTCGTCGCAAGCATTACACAGAAGGCGATTCAGGAAGGGTGCTTTGCTAGAGCACAATTTCTAATGAACTACGTTATTGGCAGGCCAAAAACATTTGAGCTTGACCAGGCTGACGACGAGGCTCCCTCTGTTCAGAAAGTTTTAAAGGGTGTCCCTTCTTCAATTTTACTAGAGATGGTGAAGAGTGGGCGAAATTCTGCTCCCGTCGAATGATATTTTCATACATCATGATGACATGATATCGGCGCTCTGGATGCGCGGCGACCTCGAGTTTTTGCTCTGGCCGCAACAGATCCCAATCTGGGATCAGCTGCAGAACCTCCCTAAGAACGTGGTGGAATTCGTCGTCCTGTGCGCAAGGCAGTTCGGCAAGTCCGTGGTCGGGGTCATCTACGCTCTGTCTGAGGCTATCAAACACCGAGACTGCTGCATTCTAATCATGGGGCCTGACACCAAGCAGACGATCGACATTGTAGCGCCCAAGATGCGAATGCTGACGCGCACAGCGCCCTCTGGCCTCATCAAACCAATGAAGGCAAGCAATCGCTACCACGTCTACCATGATCTGAATAGCAAGGCGTCTGACTACACGGAAATCGTCATAGGGGGCATGAACGAAAACTCATCAAGTCAGCGGGGGAAAACAGTCCACAAAATCTTGGTCGAAGAGATTGTGGACGTTGCTGAAGATAATTTCATTACTTCGGTACGTTCGGACCTTGGCCCCGCGCTCACGCATAGCCGAGATGGTAAGATAGTATATTTGACAACTTTGCCGAAATACCCTAACCACCCATTCATTACTGTCACGATACCGAATGCAGAGCTTAAAGGTGCAATTGCGCGTTTCACGATAGACGATAACATCGCATTGGACCAGGCACAGAAAGACAAGTGCGCGGAGCTGAGCGGGGGCATAAACTCCACAGACTATAAGCGCGAATTTCTGTGCGAAATCGTAAGGGACAAAACTGTTGTCTGCCTGCCAGACTTTGACGTTCGCTATAACGTCGCCAAATTTGAATTGCCTCTGCAGAAATTCATGTCCGTGACCATAGATTGGGGAGGGGTCAGAGATAAAACCTGCGCGATGCTTCATTGCTACGACTACCTTTCCGATCTTGACTTGATCTGGGACGAACGTGTTTTTGAGCCGAACACAGCGACTAGTACCATTGTAGCAGAGTGCAGGCAAATGGAAGGCAAGCACAGCATCTTTGGGCGATATATAGATGCCCCTCCACAACTAGTCACAGTGGACCTATTGCAGGATCATGGCTACACAGCACAGCTGCCTGAAAAGCTGGACTGGCGAGCTTCCTTGAACACGCTGAACGTGCGATTCGGTCGCAGAAAGGCCCTCATTCATCCACGCTGCACGTTCCTCATCGTCTCAGCTGAGTCGGCTATCCTCAACAAAAACAAAACGGACTTCGATCGGAATATAGCTCTTGGTCACATGGACGGTATCGCGGCCATGATGTATGGAATTCGCATGCAGACCCACGAGAATCCATATTCTTCGGTAGACCAATTTATGGGGGTCGAGGTATCATCCGGCATTAATCGTGATCATATTGATACACAGTCTGAACAACAAGGTGGAATTCCACTGAAGGCGTTCGGACGTTTTAGGAGCTAAATAGTGGCAAAGTTTTTCTCGATGGTATGGCATCTCTTCTTTAGAGCCCCAGAGATCAGAATGACCAACCTTAACAATGAGGGTCGTGCATTGTATTTTGCTCTTAAGGGGACTAGTAAAGAGGACAGGGCGTGGATGACAGAAACACACGAGTAATGGAAGAGAGGGAAGCCCGACGACTTCGGGCAGAGGCTTCCGCTCCAGTCATAGTAAGGAAAGAACGTGCCGAAATTCAACCTGACAAGGGTGTTCGACAGTGGACTTGCAATCCAAATTTTTACACGGTTAGGAGCTGGCGACCTCGCGGACTTCGTGAACTACCTCGCCGACTTCACCAATCAGATAGTGGCGGGAGTGAAGGGGCGATTGACAGTGGAGGACAATCTCGACTCGGAGATACGGACACTGGACTTGAAGGATGGAATCACGCAGAAAATTCAGCTTACAGACCCGAAGAAGACACCCAAACACGTCTGGGTTACCAAGATTATTCCGCTCGCCAATGCACCCCTATCGTTCGGCTGGCAGATGGCACAAGACGGCAAGCTAGAGGTTCAGGCGACCTTCACGGCAGCGCCGACCACGGCAGTGTCAGTGACTTTGATGATTTTATTTTAAACATTTGAAAGGCAGAACAGATGGCAGATATACAGGCAGCTCCAGCGGCAACGGCAGACACAGGCAGCACAGCGAACGAAGGCAATCCTGTCGATAGCATCCCTGCTGAGATCCCTGAATGGAAGAAACAGAAACACAAGTACAAAGCGGCAGGTCAGGAATATGAAGTTGACTACGACGAACTAGTCAAAAGGGCGGAGAAGGGGCACGGAGCAGAGAAAAAGTTTGCCGATGCCAGCAAGATCGAGAAGGAGATGAAAAGTCGCCTGGAGAAGCTCAAGGACCCTCAGTCAGAGGACTTTGACGAACTCATCGACCTCATAGGGTTCGAGAAGGCGAAAAAGTTTGCTGACAAATTGGTATGGGAGCAGATACAGTGGGATGAGTTGCCAGACCACGAAAAGAAAGCGAGAATAGCACAGCAGCGTGCCGACGAAGCTGAAAGCAAGCTAAAGAGCTATGAAGAAAAGCAACAGGGCAGCGAAAAGGCCCTCATGTCTCAGCAGGCGATGCAAGTCATCGACACTGAGATAAAACAGGTTCTCGAAGCTGGTAGGAAAGAGGGATTATCCGTCGCGGACATTCCAGAAGCCACCGAGCTGATTATAGATGAGATGCTAGCCTACCTTGAATACTGCGACGAGCAGGAAAAAGACGGCAAGCCGATTAGGCAAGCACCACCTTCTCACCGAGACGTGCTGCAGAAGATTCAAGAACGCGAGGACCTTCGATCGAGCGCAAATATTAAGCGCCTATCGGTCGAACAGCTGCGAAAGGTGCTCACCAAAGAGCAATTGTCTCAGCTGCGTCAGTCGGAAATTGATCAGCTGTATGCTCCCACCCAGCCTGCTGGACGAAGCACAAAACAAACGATCGAAAATAATGATAGCCGACCTTCAGCTAAGAAAAAGGTCATGTCTACGAACGATTATTTCAAAAATTTAGATTCAAAATATGGAGTTTAAAAAGCTATGACAGCATCTCTGTTTTACTGGAACGAAAAGCACGCGAAATCACAGCCCCGAGTATTAGATTTTACCTATTCAATCAGCGGTGCAGTTACTGCAGCTTCGACAATTCAAGGCGCAGACTCTTACACCTTCTTTAGTGCGCCGACTCAGGCACAGATTGATACTTATCTTGGCAGCGCAGATGACTTTGATGATGACCTATTCGATGCGACTTCGATGGGCGCAGATACCTTCGGCGGCATCGTGAGAATGTCTGGCAAGCCAAGTACCTATGCACAGGGGTTTCAGCTTCTTCGAATGGACGCCTCCTGCTACTCTGGAACTGGCTTTGCAACCTCCGTGTTTCGTTCTGCATTAGGCTCTACAGGCATGACGGCATCCACACTTGAAACAGCTTGCGGGATTTCTACTCTCGGAAACTTCGGTTTCAAGGTCGATTTTGGCAACACGCCAGACTTCGATGCCCTGACTTCAGGTATTATCAATATTCGCTTGTATTACATCTCTAAATAATTTCATAAAAGAAAGGGTCTGAAATATGTCAGCAGTAAGCACACCCGATGTAGTGAACCTGTTCAAAAAAGTCTACGGCAATATCCATGACCTTTTGCCAGAGGATTATTTTCTCCAGAAAAAGATCCCTTTCAGCGAAAAGCAAAAAGTCGGTGAGAGCTTCATCGAAGCAGTAATCCTCACCAACGAAGTTGGCTGGACCCTCGGCGGTTCTTCCATGACTGCCTTCGAGTTGAACCCTGCCAGCGCAGGCTCTGTTCAGCAGGCCACTGTTACTCCTTATTCTACAGTGCTTGCCTCGATCGTGCCTTGGGGCGTGATTTCCCGATCTGCAGGCGGCGGAGACAAAGCCTTCTATGACGGCACTAAGCACGTCGTAAAAAACAACCTAAAATCCCACGGCAAGCTGCTTGAGATCCTTCGCCTATACGGCCAGGCAACGGCACTGCTAGGATACGTCTCCTACTTCACAGGGACATATCGCGGCGTTTCGTTCACTACTGGAACTGGAACTCTTGTCGTCAATGGCACGAGCACAGTATTCACCACAGGCGTCAACACAACCACCAACTGGATTCTATTCGGACAAGGCTCATTCGCAGCTGGAATCTGGGTAGGAACAGAGGGCGCAGTAATCCAAGAGATCGACGCCAATGCTGCCATCATCAAGGAAGGCAAGCTACTCGAAGTCGATCCATTGCAAGGCGCAATCAAAGTCGATTTCACGCCTACTGCAGCGACCAGCACGACCTCGCACAGGATCTGCTTCAAAGGACAAGCGACAGCCTCTGAAATGATCGGGATCAATTCGATCTTGACCAACACAGGCACGCTGTTCGGCATCGCAACAGGTTCGTACAGCCTTTGGAAAGGCAATGCAGTCAACAACAACCAACAAAAGCTGTCATTGAATGGCACCCCTGGAATCTCTGGTCAGCTGACTGGCATCCAAGGCGCTGTGGCTCAGACTGTCGCTCGCGGCGGACTGGATGGCGATATCGAGCTGATTTGTAATCCTCGCTCGTGGGCGAACCTCATCGTGACCGAGTCAGGTTTGCGCATGTATGATGAGAGCTACAAGCCAGGCAATGCCGAGAATGGATTCCAGTCCATCACCTTCTGGTCGCAGACTGGAAAGATTACTGTGAACGCTCACAGGATGGTAAAAGAGGGCGAAGCCTATGGCCTGCACCTCGAAGGTGACTGGTCGCGTTCTGGATCTGCAGAGATCAGCTTCACGATTCCAGGCATCCCTGGCGAAGTGATTTTCCCTCTGCAAAACCAAGCAGGCTATGCCTTCCGATCCTTCGCAGATCAGTACATTTTCTGTCATGCTCCAGCTAAGTCATTTGTGATCTACAACATAAACGACGAAGCTGCTTAAGTTTCGCAGTAAAAAATAAGGGCAGGGGATTTCTCCCCTGCCCCTATCAACTTAAGGGCACCGTATGTCAACGTCAGTAGTATTTCCACCGATTGGCGGCACGACCTACTCGGTGCCTGCAGACAGTGAAGTAAATTGGGCCTCCCTATCCAATTACTTGATAGCACTCGCATCAGCTCAAGGTACAACCTCGCAGAAAAAAGCTGTGCGCAAAGTCCTGACAACCCCTGTCACTGTAGTTTCTAGTTCCGACGCAGTGCTCAATATACAGCTGACAACCCCTGGCGCTGTGTCCGTTGTGCTGCCTATATCTCCGCAAGGCCAATTCTATTCCATCGTCGATGGTACAGGCGATGCTGCTACAAATAATATTACGATTACAGGCTCGGCTAGCTCGACGATAAATGGCGCTGCTAGTTATGTTATTTCTGACAACAGGGCCAGCGTAGATCTGATTTATATCACTGCAGCAAATAACTGGATTGCAATCTCGCAGAGCATCGGTGTCGCCAAGACATTGAAGCAAACTTACGATACCTCTGTGCCAGCCTTGATTGACCTCACAGCTGCAAGCGATGGCATTGAAATTCGAGACGCAGCATCCCCTCTCGGTGCTTCGCTGTTCAAGGTAGCAGACACGACAGGCGGCGTTGCTTATTTTAACGTGACCTCTGCAGGCGTCACAGGCTCAAACCTATCCGGCAGCAACACAGGGGATCAGTCCCTTGACGCTCTGACGAACGTGTCCATAACATCGAAGCAAATTTCGGATATCGTATCGTGGAATGGCGTTGCTTGGGTCAATGGACCTCAATCGACAGCGACAGGCACTGGCGGCGTCATATTCTATGACGCCACGCCTATCCTTATCACTGCCAGCGCAAACTGTGCAATTGCTGTCGGTACGCTTGCACCGAACCCTATCGTCACTGGCGACGTGGCTGTGACCGTGGTTCTTAACGCCAATACAGTGGCTAGCTCTGCTTGGCTATCTGCAGCTTTGGGCAGAACGACTATATCTTCAGGTGATTGGTCCTTCCAGTCTCATGCAGGCGTAGATTCTACGTCAGGCGGTCGCGTCACTTCGATTATCAGAATCACCTACAGAGCATCACCGAATCAGTCGGGAACTGTGACAGTGACAGGGGCAGGCACGACTAGAACAGTCACGGCATCGGCAGGCACTCCCTTTGCTACTGCGAACATCACAGCCTCTGCAACGAACACGCTTGCCGCATATTTAAAGACGCCGCAAGGCATATTCCAAATATCTGCGAGAACGTCCGATACAGTGGTCACGATTACAGTCCTCGCAGGCTATGCGAACGAGGCAGCCGTTGCCTTCTCGTATTGGGAACGATTGTTTACTTCTCAGTCTTCTACAGTGAC